TAATGAACATCTTTGGTGGTGTTCCTGCTCCCTCTACAGCGGCCCCAGCGCCGTTGCCAGAAGTGGAAACGTACAACATTACCGTCGAGAAAGAATCGCTATGAATCAAATCACAATTCTAATCCAGTCGAACTATGTAGTATTTGACGACTTGGGGCAACCGATGGCACAAGGAGAAATCCACACTGTCAATCAGACGCCGGTTATTGAGGACCTTATCTCAAATGGTCAAGCCACTATTGTCCCTACGCCCGTAGTCGAAGCGCCGGTTCAAGAAGTAGCACCAAAGGCCGCCACAACAACAAAAAATTCTAAGAATCAGGAAACTGTTTCAACTAGCACAGGAGAAATCTAATGGCTCAAGCCCCAGGCACTTATGTTACAGTGACCGCTAATGCCGCCAATGTTGCAGTCCAAAACCCCACGGGTACTTGGTTTGCACTTGGTGTTGCCGCCGGTCCTGCCAACATTCCGGTCCCCGTTCAGTCAATGAACGACTTTAACGCCGTGTTCGGTCAGATTGTGAACGGTCAGATTACTGGTCGCTACACAACCGCCAACGTAAACAGCACATTGCTGTACGACGCCCTTGACACGTATTTCCGTGAAGGCGGCATGCAGGCTTACGTAGTCCGCGTTCAGCCCACTTCGACCGGTGTTGCCGCCACTTCCGGCACAACTGGTGGTGCCTGGACTCTTACCGCTAGCGGTAAGGGAACATGGGCTAACTCGTCAAGCGCCGCCGCCAACGGTGTTATCGTTACCGTTAACTACATTTCAGCCGGTAACTACAGCGCCACAATTGCGTACAACGGAAACATCAACGCTTCAATCACTGGTCTTTCTGGTGACACCGACATTATCAACTGGATTAACTCGCTGCCTCTTTATCAGGGCCTTGTTAGCGCCGCCTCGTCTGCCGGTGCTTCGACACTGCCGACCACAACCGCCGCGCCTCTCGTTGTTTACATGACCGGTGGTACGGACGTTGCTGTTGTCGACGTTGACGTTACAGCCGCTCTTGCTTCAATCACCGAAGCCTACGGTCCCGGTCAGGTTTCGTACCCCGGTAACACCGACGCTGCAATGTACGTTAGCCTTGCTAACCACGCCGCTGCCTTTAACCGTGTCGCCTTGCTGGACGCGCCCAACTCGGCCACCGCAACCACCGTTGCTTCCGCCGTGTCGACCTTCCAGGGCAACTCGAGCGTTACCGACCCTTCGTACGCCGCGTTTTTCGGACCTTGGCTGCTGACCCCCGGTAACGTCAACACCAACCCCTCGGCAACAAACCCCTACGCGTTTACTCGCACAGTCGCCCCTGTTGCTTTGGCTGCCGCCAAGATTGCACAGACCGACGCTGGACACGACTCAAACGTGCCTGCCGCTGGTTTGGTCAACGGTGCCGCCTCGTACGTGACTGGTGTTACTCAAGTTTACAGCGCCGCCGACCGCGGCACCCTGAACTCTGCCGGTGTGAACGTTGTTCGTAACGTACCTAACGTTGGCACAATCTGCATCTATGGCTTCCGCTCCGCTGCCGTGAACCCTGCTTGGATTTACTTCAGCAACGTGCGCTTCCGCATGCAGGTTGTCAAGCAGTTCGACGCCATCGCAGAAGGATACGTGTTCCAGGAAATCGACGGCAAGGGACAGTTGTTCTCGAAGTTGTCGGGTGCCCTCGGCGCTCAGTGCCAGGCATACTGGCTGCGCGGAAGCCTGTACGGCCCAACAGCCGGCAGCGCCTACGTGGTCAACGTTGGCCCAACGGTCAACACCCCTGCCACCATTCAGGCCGGTCAAATCAACGCTGTTGTGAGCCTCAAAATGTCGCCATTCGGTGAGTTTGTGAACATCAGCATTGCCAAGTACGCCGTAACCGCTACGCTTCCCCAATAATCAGAACTAGCCTTTAAGGAAAACAAATGTCATCAACAAATTACACCAACGCAGGGACACCTACGTACTTTGGTTCCGAGCAGCAGTTTCTTGTGTCGCTCAGCATTCTTACGGCGCCTTCCAACGTTACCTTCTCGAGCAACCTTGCTGCAAACGCATCCGTAACGTTCGACAAGTTCAGCGGCGGCGACGTGCAGAGCACAATCAACAAGCATCGTCCCGGCGGCATGGGTCCCGAGATTTCGTTCTTGGCCCTCCCCACGTACTCGGACGTTTCAATCTCAAAGGCTTGGAACACCGGCACAGACAACGCTCTGTGGCAGGACCTTACTAGCGTGATTGGTAACTCAATTGCGCAGGTCACGGTTCAGCCCCTTGACGACGGCGGTAACGCCTGGGGCGCTGCCACTGTCTACACGGGTCGCATCAACAAGGCTATGCCTGGTGGTACTGACTCGAACAGCAACAGCGTTCGTTTGCTTGAAGTTGGCCTTTCGGTCGAGACGGTTGGCCTTGTTACGGCTAACGGCGTCGGCTCCGATGGTTCGACCACGCCGAGCACCTCAATGGGCGCTTCTCTTTGGGGCACTCAAACAATCATCTAGTCTGATAGACTAGCAACATTATAAACCTTGGAGGAAACATGGTTGATTTTACTATTGACGGGCAAGAAATTTCTACGGCAACAGAGGGGGAGATTGTCTCTGCTCCTGCGGAAGCAACTCCCCTTCTGTCGCTGAAGAAGCGCCGTGAGCAAATTGTTAATGACTTGTACATTGACATTAAGGTTCCACGCTGGGACAACCCAGAACTTTACCTGCGCTTCAAGCCTGTTTCGGCAACGAAACTGGGCAAGACAATTGAGAAGTATCAAAACAAGGCAAAGGCCGACAAGAACACAGACTGGTCATTCTTGGCCAACGCTGAGATGCTTCTTGACGCTTGCATCGGTATCTACGCTGTTGTAGATGGCGACAAGGACAATAAGTTGTCGCTTCGTCCCAACGAGCCTCACAGCCCTTGGACGCGCTTTGACGAGGACATGGCCGCTGCGCTTGGTATTGAAGCCGCGCGCGCCACAGATGTTGTTGTCGCCACCTTCTTTGCAGAGGGTGACCTCATTGAAACGGCAAACCGTTTGTTCCGTTGGAGCAACATTGCCAACAATGAGGCTGACGAAACTTTCTAGAAGCCCTGCGCGAAGACCCCTACGTTGAATCGGCGGGGTATGCCGCATACCTAGGCATGGACCCAAACGTCCTACTAAGCCAGGGCACTGAAGACTACATGATTAGCATTGCCGTGCTTCAAAGCGCAATGAAATTAAAGAATTCAGAAAAAATCGAAGAAATCAAAGTTCTCGCGGAACTAATTGGCTATGAATTCGCAAAGAACCTAGCCAAGATTTTCTAACCACCAACTCCGCTTACAAATTTACTTGGGCGGCAGGACAGCCGCTACCTCTACGGGGGTAGCGGTTTTCTTGTTTATAAGGGCCAATTATGGACGAACAGTTAAGTTTTAATCTAGAGTTCCGCACGTCTGATGCGGTCAAAAATATTGAGAACCTTCAGGTCTCTATTGATGACTTGTCAACGTCGATGGACGATAACGTCAAAGTCGGTGCCGACCTTGTTAAAGGTCTTGACAGCGCAACGACTGCTTCTAGCGACTTAACTAAATCAATTAGCGACCTTGCCAAAGTCATGGCCGACGTTGCCAAGGCAAGCGAAGACAACGTAGTTGCTACGGACGCAAACACAAAGGCAACAGAAGAAGCCATTGCTGTTCAGGCAAAAGAGATTGAAGAACTTCGCGGCCTTATTGTTGCGTTGAACGAAGCCGCTGCTGCCTCACGTGAAATGGCTTCTGCGGATGTTGAATCCGCCTCCGCGGGCAAGGCGGCAAGCACCGCTCGCGCAGAGTCAACAAGCATTCTCACAAAACTCGGGAACCTTGGTACGCCAGAGTTGATGAAGGCTGCAACGTGGAGTGCCTTTGCCGTTGGCGGTATTGCATACGAAGCCGTCAAGCAATACGCTTCGTTCAATTCTGCTCTTACGCAATCAATTACTCAAGCCGGGCGCGCACAAAACAGCATGCCTTTCTTGAGCCAAACCGCAATGAGCATCGCTCAGCGTACCGGTATGCACCTTACCGACGTTGCAAACATTATTTACCGTGTTTCGTCTGCAACTGCCAACTGGAACAAAGGACTTGGTGCCACTAACGCGCAGTTGGCGCAAATGGCTCAGCAAACGGCAAACCTGAACGTTCTTGGTGGCGTTTCCGGCGGTGCCCCTTCAGAGCAGTCTGCCCGAATCATGGGTGCTGTTATGAATGCCAACCTGCAAGGTGTTGGCACCAGCGCCGCGTCCGCAGCCGCGTGGGTTAACGCATCGGTCGGTGCTGGTGACATTAAGCAATCAGAGTTTATCTCTGCCATGGGTCGAGGTCTTCTTGCCTCTCTGTCGGCACACAATATCTCTGCTTCCAGTGGTTCTGCGTTCGTTGACCTTCTGACGACATTGGGTACGCCAGGTTCAACCGCTGGTCAGTACGCAAAGACTGCGCTTACCCTGATGACCGCGCCTAGTGCGCAGGGCTCAACCGCTATGTCCATGCTTGGCATTAACGTTGGTCAGTTGGGCGCGTTGCTTCAGCAAAAAGACGGTATTACCGCTGCGGCTGAATACATGCGCAAGCAGATGCAAACGTTTAATCCTGCCGCCACCACACTGCCCGTTACCGAAAAGTTGGCAAACGGTTCCAGCGTTGTATTGACGGGTAGGGCTGCCGCAGAATACCAACTTGAAAAATGGACTTCTGGCGCGCTTCCTAAAAGCGTCATTAACGCCTGGGCGACAGGACACCTTGCCTCTTACACCGCTTCGCAATTAGGCACCACAACTTCAGGTGCTAATGGAGCCGCAGTTTCGGGCGCCCAGTGGCAGAACACGCTTCAGAACCTTATTATTACCAAGGCATTTGGTGGTTCACGCAGTTCCGCAACCATTGACGCCCTGATTAACAACGTCGGTCAAATTGCCGGTATTCAGCAATATATTGACACTCACTCAACGGCAGCGAACTACAATAAAGACGTTGCCATTGCAATGAACACGCCGCAAGTGCAGATGCGTCGCATCGAAGAACAAGTTATGGTTGCTCTTGTTCGCTTTGGTAAAGAGATTACGCCTATCGCTCTTCGTCTCGGCCACGCTTTTGCCGACATAATTACTTGGTTGACCAAAACCAAAGCAGTCCTTATTCCGCTTGTAGAGTTTATTGGCGCAATGGCTGGCGTTGCTGTTGTTTCTAAAGGTGCCAGGTTAGTACAAGGATTCATCGGAATGTTTGGAAAGGCTTCCGGCAGCCTTGGACGTTTCTACGGCAAAATTGCCGGTGGCGACGTTATGGACGAAAGCATCCAGCGCACCAAATTGGGAGGATTCTTTGCTTCGCTAAGCCGCAATAGCAACCTTTTCTCAACGCCCGCCGACAAGATGAACCTTGCTGCGGACAAAATGCTCGAGGCTGCTGGTGTGGGCGGTGGCGGAAACCCTCTCGCAAAACTGTTTGGCAAGGGTGAAAAAACTGCCCTTTCAGACGTTGAAAAGTCTTTGCTTACTAAGGGCGAAGCAGTCACCAAGGCTTCCGTTCGCCAAGCACTTATTGACGCAGGAAAGATTGAAGGAGCCGGACGCGGTAAGGAAGCAGAACAACTTATTGGCTCCACCCTTGACAAACTTCGTGGCATTCAAGGTGGCGCCCTTAAAGAGGTCGGTTCTTTTGTCGAAAAAACAGGAGCCAACGACATTGTTGGTCTTGCTGAAAAAGAGGGCGGTGGTCTTCTTGCTAGATTTGCCGGCGCTGGTGTGGGCGACATTGCGGGCGGCCTTTTGGGTGGCCCCATTGGCATGCTTGCCATGTCAACCATTGGCCCAATGCTTATGCCATACATTGCTAAGGGGCTTGGCTCTGCCATCGGTGGCTTGGGCCACTTTTTTGGTGGTTTGTTTGGCGGCGGCTCAAGCGGAACTCAAAAACCAATCGTACCTATTAAGCCAACGGGTTCGGTGGCGCTAGGCCCAGCCGCTCTAAATGCTGAAATTTTAAACGCACAAGCGGACATGACTCGTCTTTCTGGCCTTATTGGAAGCAATAAAGCAACAACATCAGACTACGCCAAGTTCTATCAAGACCAGCAAACCATTAGAAACGTACAAGGTCAACTGAATCTGTTCAAAGGTTTAAGTACCAGCGCTGCAAGCGCAAAGGTTATTGCGGCCAATGCGGCAAATCTTAAAAACTGGACAGCGCAAGCGACGAATTTAGCGTGGGTTTCCAGCAGCCTTTCATGGGCTCGGAATGAAGGCGGCTATGGAAGTAACGAAGGCACTGTTCTAACCTACGCCTCTTTGCAAAAACAAGTTCCATCTCTTAATACTTTGCCCACCAGCACTCAAGCGGCTATTAAGAGCATTTATGCTAAATACTCAAGCGCAAATTGGTCTGGCGGAAACCAAGCACTTCTTAACGACGTTCAAGGCGTTCTTAAGGGAACCGAAAATCAAGTTAAGACGCAAATTTCACAATTGCCTCAAAGCGTTTCGTTAACTGGCGCTCAAAATGCAATTAAGAATCAAATGGCAAACGACACTGCAAGTAAGTCGCTTTTAAAGCAAGCCTCGCAAGGAAACCTTGGCATTGGAACCGCGTCAAGCGTTTATGCGCAATTAACGCACGCCTCAATTTCGTCTGCTCTTGACTCGGCTTCGGACACTCGAGCCGCAGCCGCTCAAGCCGCAGCCGGCAACCTTGCCGCAGCCAAGGCTTTGAAGGACGCCGCCGCAACGCTCAAGGCTCAGTCCGTCGCGGAAGCAAACGCCGCTACTGGCGTGGCGCAAAAGAACGGCCTCAACCCTCAAAACATGAGTGCTTTGGCCAGCGCGGTTCAAACGTCTTTTGCCAACGCCGCCACAAGCATTGGTCTTACACCAAGCGGCATGGCGCAAGCGTTTAGTTCGGCTCTTAACGCGCCGCACGGTGGCCTTAAGGGCGCTGTGCTCAAAATCATCAAGCAGGGCACTTCAGGAAAGTGATAGACTAGGAAAACATGGGATACGCAGACGGCAACGTTAATACAAAAACACAAGTAACGTTTACACCACAAGGCGTAAACAATGACGCTTATTTTCCCGTTGTCGGAAACCTTCTTGGCGACTCAACATTTAGTCAAGTTCAAGGCGCTGGTGGTTGGCAAATTGTAGAACGCCCTAAAAACACCTCGGCAACCCAGTGGTATGACCGTGCTTTGTATCAAACCCAGATGACTATTATGTTCCAAAACGACATGCTCCCTAGCGGCAGAAGCGTTACGGAAATGTATGAACAATTGATTTCCTGGGTTGAGCCAATCCCAAACACATATCAACCTCCGGTTTTTAAAATCTCTGGTCCAACGGCTGCTGGTTCTTCTACTCTTTGGTATCTTTATTCTTTTGAGTTGCGTGAAGCAATCCGTGACGGGCAAACAGGCGAGCCACTTCAGCAAACCGTTTCCATTGTTTGCTACGAATACCAAAGCCCTATTCCCAGTGTTCAAAGCCACGCCGCCCAATCGAGTAAAAAAACGTCAACCCCTACAAGCCGGCCATATCTTGTAAAGGCTAATGAAACTTTGCAACAAATTGCAACAGGGCCCAATGGCTACAAACACTGTAAAAAGTACACAACTCTTAACACGTGGATTGCAGAAGTAGGTCGGTTAAACAACCTTAGAGACCCTAAAGACACAACCAAAATCAAAGCGCACACTACTATTAAAATCCCCGTATAATCATGGCTCACAAGAAAAAAGCCGCAACAAGAAAAACTACAAAAAGCGCCACGTCTGGCGTTACCGATACTGTTGTTGCAAATCCTTCAATGGTCCCCGACAACAGCGGGAAACTTAAACTTCAAACGCTGCCGACGGGCATTGGGTTTGGACCAGACGACCTTGCAAACTTTGTAACTCTTGACCCCAAAACGGGAACCGTTTATCAAAAACTTGGTTACTATTACGAAGACGCAATTACCGACATTATTCTTCAACAAAACATGCTGGGAACGTCAACTATTACCATTCAGTTGACAGACCCCACGCGTCAGATTTTGCGTAGTACCGGAGCCGGAAGCAACAAGACCACAGGCGGTTTTCTTTCTTTTGCTGAAGTTACTGACTCCGCCGCTGGTGGCGGTGGTCAAGGAATCAAGCAAGGGCTTACTTTAATTGTTGCCGGAACAGGCAATGGCAGAACGCAACCCTTTGTTGACTCAAGCGCGCTTGCTGCCGCTTCCAATTATGTGCTTACAACCGCGGACAAAAAAGTTATTCAGCAATCAAACAAATTGGTTTACACGCTTGTGCAATTTGTCAAATCCGGCGACCAGGTGCAACTGGTGTTTGAATCAGAAGCGGTTTTTCGTCTTCAGCAACAACGCGGTAACGGCAACATAACTAGCACCACAAGCGCGGGCGTAACCCCGTTTATGGCAGGTCTTGTAACGGCCCTTAACCCCGCTCCAAAAAACAGTTTTTATTCAGACATTAACCTTGTTGCGCCAGACTACGCCACAATTTGGAACGCTCTTACGGGCAATAACAATGTTCCGGTAATTACGGTTGCATTGGGTCGAGGCACTACAACAGACCCGTATGAAGACTCATGGACAGCAATGAGCCGCATCGCTTCGAGTATTGGTTGGCGCATCTGGGAAAACGCTAATACCGTTTATTTTGGCCCAGACGAATACTGGCTTGGTATTCTGCCAGGGCAAAACGGCGAGCCGCCAATCAACAAAATTAAAGGCACAACCGGCAAGAATATGCAGGTTATCTCAGAGTTCAATGACACAATTCAGTTGATTGACTTTGACTGGGACGTGGGCAAGCCCCTCGGTCAAGCCACGGTAACTTGCATGCTTGACAACTGGCAATTTGACATTGGCGAAATTGTTATGGTTTCTGGCTGTGGAATTGCTGACGGGCAGTGGATGGTTTCGTCTATGCAACGTGACGCATTTAACCCACAGGCTTCAATCGTCCTTCAGGTTCCAATGCCATACGGTCAAGTTTACGACCCCAGTTCCCAGCCTCTTGCTCCGTTCCCAATTGGTTCAGAGTACAGCGCCGCCGCATGGGCCGCTATTGCATCTGCAAACGGCTCCCCCACAACTACAACAACGACAGGTTAACAATGAGAAGTCAAGACACGTTTACTCTTATGCAAAACCAGTTGAAGTGGCAAGGAAATATCTTTGCATCTGGGCGGCAGACAGAAGGAACGTATTATGGCACCGTTGTGCAGACAGACGCGTCCGTAACAGACGGTTCAATCACTGCTGGAAATTTGACTTTTACAATTCCCTCATACAGTGGCACGCAAGTATGGGGTCCGGTCCCGTATCCGGGTTCTGTTGCTCCGCCGGTCGGCACGTCTTGCACCGTTACATTTACACCTCAAAACGTTCCGGTCATTCACGGATTTCTTGGCTTTGGAAATGGTAGCGGCGCACAAGGGCCACAAGGCCCGCAAGGCGCGCAAGGTTCTCAGGGCTTGCAGGGCTACCAAGGCCCTCAGGGAGCGACGCCATCAACCGTTGGCGATAGTGGCTGGGCAAACGTTTCTTCTTTTTCTAATGGCTTTGGCTCTGCTGGAACGGCTCCTGCTTATCGGCTACTAAACAATGTTGTATACCTTCGGGGCAACGTAACCGGCGGCTCCGCAAACGCTACGGCATTTACTCTTCCTTCGGGATACCGGCCTTCTGCCGCAACGGTAATTATGACGCAAAACTTTGGCACGTCTGGCTACACGTACGTGACGGTAAATACTGACGGTACCGTTGTTCCCAGCGCATCGGCAACGTGGCTTTCTGGGATTGTTTTTCCAATTGGATAAAGTAAATCCTTGATTTTTCTTCTTGTATGGTGTATTATGTCTCTATAATGGGGCATTTACTGCCGCTCTGAGGGGAACGACATGATTTCAATATTTACGCCGAGCCACAATCCTAAATATCTTGATGAAGCCTATGAAAGCATTAGGGCTCAAACCATTCAAGATTGGGAATGGGTGGTTCTTCTCAACGGTGATGCCCATTGGGAGCGCCCAAATTACGATGACCGCGTTCGGGTAGCATACGCCGAGCCCCACATGAACGGCTCTGTAGGCGCGCTTAAGCGCCACGCCGTCGACCTTTGCTCCGGCACCATTTTGGTCGAATTAGACCACGATGACACGCTTGCACCAACGGCACTAGAAGAAATTAAAAAGGTTTTTAACGGAGACCCCGAAACCGTTTTTGTTTATTCAGACTTTGCTCATCTTGACGTTGACGGCAAACCGCACGCTCACATGTTTGACCAAACATACGGTTGGAACTATTACACCGATGGAGAGCACGTCGTTTGTGCCGGCATGAAGCCCACGCCCCACAACGTTTCGTTTATTTGGTATGCTCCAAATCACGTGCGCGCTTTCCGAAAGTCCGCTTACGACGCCGCAGGCGGATACGATTATTCACGCAAGGTTCTTGATGACCAAGACCTTATGGCTCGGCTCTACCTTCAAGGCAAGTTTCATCACATTGAAAAATGCTTGTATTACCAGCGTCTTCACGGGGAAAACACTCAAGTAGACCCAGAGACCAACGTTTTCATTCAAGAGGAAACCGTTCGTCTGCACTCTCAAAACATTCAGTCCCTTCTTTTAAAGTGGTCTGAAGACAACGGGCTTCTCGCTTTGGACTTGGGCGGTGCGCACAACCCCGCGCCGGGATACAAAACCGTAGACTTGCACGAACCCGCTTATTACGTCGGTGACATTTTCAACGTTTTGGGCGAACTCGAAGACAACTCAGTAGGCGTTATTCGTGCTGTTGACTTTTGCGAACACATTGCCGACAAGATTCGTTTGTGGAATGAGTTTTACCGCGTTCTTGCTCATGGTGGCATGGTTGTAAGCCTTACACCCAGCACCGACGGACGGGGCGCCTACCAAGACCCAACGCATGTTGCGTTTTACAATGAAAATAGTTTCTGGTATTGGGTTGACGACAATTACCGTCGTTACGTCCCAGAAATTAAAGTAAACTTTCAAGTAAGCCAACTCTTTACACACTTCCCTTCAGAGTGGCACAAAACACACAATATCCCTTACGTCTGCGCCAACCTTATTGCTATTAAGGAGGGGCCACGCCAGGGGGGCAGACTAGGAATCTAAAATGGCTGACGCAATTACAGAACTTACAGAAACGTGGGTTGAAGGCAAAGGCGTTCAACTTAATTGGACCGCGGCAGATGATGCTACGACCGGTTCTTTGTACGAAGTTTATGTATTGCAAAACGTCAACCAAATGGTTCCAACGTGGTCGCTTGTTACAACTCTTGGGGCAAACGTCGTAAGACAAACTGGTCAAGCGTCGTATTCGCTTGCGGCCCCAATGACTTCTTACTTTTATCAGTTCCCGTCTCTTACAAGCCCCCCGCTTTCGGTGGCATTTAGTATTATCCATGTTGACTCAACCGGTGCAGAAAGCGACGCATTAAACGTCTCTTCTTTCCCCCCTCCCGTTAATCCGGTTTTTGGGCCGCCGCATTTTCAGAATGGCATTACACTTGACCCCTTTGGTCAAATCGCCATGAACCCGCAAGATTCTTACGAAGAAATCTCTGCCTCTGTTGCAATGGTTGTGGGTGCTTTGGTTGGCGAACGAACAATGCTCCCGGACTTTGGCATTCAAGACCCTACATTTGCCGACGTAAATGCTATTGAAATCCAAGACGCAATCAATCAATGGGAACCTCGAGCCAACGCAAGGGTTTCTGTAAAATATAACGACCAAAACGTTGCCTCTGTGGGCGTTGCCATCACCAGCAGTTTAGGAAATAAATAATGAGCGGTTACATTGACATTCCCATCGTAACAGAGGCTGACGTACTTGTTCAGCAATCTCTTGCCTCAATTGCTGCCAACGTTCCCGGCTGGGTGCCGCGTGAAGGCAACCTTGAAGTTCTTCTTCTGGAACAGTTTGCCTCAATGGCCGCAGAGGCCGCTAACGTGGCTTCTGACGTCCCCAAATCTATCTTTCAATATTTCGGTTCACTTATCGGAATTACACCAAATGCGGGCCTTCAAAACCAACTTTACACAACATGGACATTGGTTAGCAACGCCCCTACCGGTGGATACCAAATTGCCGCCGGAACCGTTGTCGGCCTCTTCTTTTCCGGCGCTTCTTACCAGTTTCAACTTGTAAATAGCATTACAATTGCAGCGGGGACAAACGCGCTTACCAACGTTCTTGTTGAAGCAGTAACCCCAGGCACCGCTTACAACATTCAGAACTTTTCAAGTTTTAACTCCGTTGGCGCATTCTTGCAACTGCAAACTCAAAACCCCAACATCTCTAGCGTTGTGGTTACGGCAACCCCTGCAACAAACTCAAACCTTGTAGCGGGCACTGACCCAGAGACAACAGATTCATTCTTGAGCCGTTTGACGGCAGAATTGCAACTTCTTGCGCCCCGCCCAATTACGCCCAGCGACTACGCGTTGTTTGCTCAAAACGTATCCGGCATTTACCGTGCGCAGGCATTTGATGGCTTCAACTCTTTGACCAATCTTTTCTCTGCCGCTAACGCAAACTTTACAACAGCATCGACTTCTGGTTCCGCCCCCTCTGGCTGGGGTGTTGTTGGTGACGGAACAACAACTGTTCCATCTATATCGACCCCCGGAACTTCGCCGTCAAACTACTTGCAATTTACAAGTACGTCAACCGCGCTTCCAAGCGGGCTTGCAGTAAACACCGCAACAACGGCAGGTGCGTCTTCAATAAAGTTGACGACAACCGCTTTGCACACAACTGCAAGTTCTTCAGCGCCAGACCTTTTCTTGATTTCCGACAGCACAAACGGCAATGAAATTGTAATTGCAACAGCCGTTTCAGCCGCTTCCGGTGGTGCGCAAACATTGACGCTGGCCGCCCCAATGCAGTACGCTCACTCAACAAGCGCAACCGCAACCTTGCTTCAAGGTGCGTCGGCACCTGCCGCTACGGGTCTGTACGCAAACTCTTATTGGTACCAAGCCGCCGCCGTCATCAAGGCTGCTGGTTCCGCGCCGGCAACAACGGCAACAGAGCGCCCGTACATTGTGGCTCTTGCCACTTACATTGACGGTTCGACGCGCGCGTTTTCTTCATTGCCACAGTTTGACGATTCCCTTTACACCTACACGTCAAACTCAAAAGTTGTTTGCTGCAACATTCCCTCAACAAACGCAAACTCTGCAAACGTGCTTGCTTTTGACCCCGGTGTGCCAACAATTTATTCGGCAACCAACCCTAACGCTCCACGTCCATACGTAACAAACATTCAAATGTACATTGCTTTTTCCACAACGGAAACAAGCAAGACGCACGAAGTTACTTACGTGTCGCTTAATGAGGTTCAGGTTGACCTTTCTTCCGCTCAAAGTCAAACGCTAACAAACAGTGACTACAACTTTATTCCTGACGCCACCTTCCTTGACTACGAATTCAGCGGTGGGTACGGCTCGTCCTGGAGCAACCCAAATGGTACTGTCATATTGCCGGGAACGGGAGTTCAGTACCAGGGAACCGGCTCCGCACTCGGCTCCGCCCTTACGGTAAGTTCGCAAATCTTTAATTTGTCGCACGTCGTTTCTGACACCACGGCAACCACGCGCACGTACACGTTGTTTGCGACCGTTAACGCCAATTACGTGACCGGCACAACGTACAGCAACATTACGATTCAAGTTGTCAACGTTGCCACATCTGCCGTTCTTGCTACTGTTAGCCCTGCGGCTGCGGCCACGGTGACGCTTCCAATTACGTTTACGCTTTCATCTGCGGCTGACGTTCAGGTTAACATTATCTTTGGAGCCGGCCTCAACGTGCCATTGGGTTCGAGCGTTATTGTTTCAAACGTTGCAGTTGTCTCTGGCTCGTACACATTGACAACGCTTCCGGCGCTCAACCAGTACAACTACACATGGACGCCAGGTGGACTCTACAACCCCAACACGTTTAACTACCCTCGCACCGTTTCTGTTGTGCCCGTTGATGCAAATGGTTTGCCGGTTGTTCCTTCAATCGCCCAAAGCCTCTCTGCCTACCTTGCAACCCGTCGCGAGACAAACTTTACGGTTAACACGATTAACCCCAATTACATTCCAATTGACGTTCAGTACACTATTTACGTTTCGCCGGCTTACACAACAACGTCAGTGCAGTCTTCGGTTACCGCCGCTATTCGTTTGTTCCTAAGCCCCGCTAACTGGGCTGGTGGAACAAACACGCCGCCATATTGGAATGGAGCCGCAACGTCGGTAAACATTATGGACCTTGCCACAATCATTGGTTCTGTTGAAGGCGTATCAAACGTTGTTACCGTAAGCGCCAGAACTTCATACCCAACCGGCGGAGCCTACTTGACCACAACGGTCCCGCTTTCCGGAATCGCTCCTCTTCCAATTGCTAACGCAATTGCCGGAACGGTTTATGCCAATACAAGCAACACGTTTACTGGACTTTAATTATGACGGTAACCTTACCGAATAGTTACAACACCCAGTCGATTTATAACACGGTGCCGCAATTTATCCAAGACCAAGACGCGCAAAATGGTTACGCTCTTTGGTACTTTATTTACGGCGCCGCGTCGCAACTTGACCAACTTGACATTCTGACTAGAAACAATGTCGGTCAAGGCATTCACGTTGAAGCAAACTTTGGTGCTTATGCAACGTACGAAATCACAGACGTTCAAATTGCAAACCCTCTTGCACCCGGCGACACAACAATTACAATTTTTGGAACAGACAGCACTTGGTATGTGTTCCCAACAAATCAACCAATTCTTTTAGAGTTGGTCAATTCGCTTACTGGCGCCGTTGAAACAATTTCGGTCCCCGCCGGATACAGTGATTGGAACGCGCCAACAATCACCTTTACGGGTGTTACGCGCAACTATCCTACGGGCGGCGCCGGCCTATCCTGGCCCGCAAGCACAGGAGCAGACGGAAGCGTTTACCTTCAGGACTGGGCCGGCGCTCCCGGCTGGTCTCAAGCGGTTGACATTCAACGTTGCCCAAACTACGCCCTGCCTTGGCTTGCTCAATTTGTAGGCGCTTCAATCCCATCTGACACAACCATGAGCCGTCAGCAGATTGTCCAAACGATTAACTCCCTTGGTGGTTTTAATCGGGCAACCGCCGAAGCAATTACGCAACAGTTGATTCAGGTAATTAACTCCCAGTTGGTTTCAAGCGTTTCTCAGTTGTCTGAGTCGCAAGTAATCATCATGGAAAACACGCAATCAACCTCGTACGCAATTACGGGCGCTTCTGCAAACGGCACAACAGTAACTTACACGTGTGCCAACTCTCTTATTGCGGGTCAAGTTGTAACCATCTCGGGATTGTCTACAACAGCGTTTAACCTTACAAACGTTACGGTGGCGTCGGCAACTGCAACGCAATTTACGGTCACAAATTCAGCAACGGGAACAACAGTTACAAGCCAACAAGGCGCTTGTGCGCTCAAAGAGCCGTATTCAAACAGTTTTAATGCAATGACAATCTTGCTTCCATCTATTTATTTTTCGTCACAGTCGTATCAGACTTTGACGGCTGATGCCGGTGGCGCTTCTTCAACGTACTCGTCACTTCAAACGTATCTTACAAGCATTGGTGGTCTTTACTTTGACCTTCAGGGCAGCACCGTTGCAAGTAACAACTCACCGTACATCAACTTTATCTATCGTTACCGGCCTGCCGGAATGCAAATCTTCGTAGGAGGATACTAATGTCAAGTGGAAAGACAACGCGGGCCCAGGTTCCATACCCGGTTTCAAGCGACACGGCAAACGTTGCCTCTGACATTCAGAGCGTTGCCAACTTTATTGACAGCAACGTTCCGCTTTGGGCCACGACTTCGGACGGCTCAACGCCAACGCCTTCAGTAAACAGCACTGGCGGTGAATTCTGGTGGTGCGCGCTGGCAACATCTGCAAGTTACGGCCTTAATTACTACAACGGAACTTCGTGGGTCAATTTGGGCGCCGACTCCGTTTACGTAGGCACAACAGCCCCAACCGTGGCTTTCCCTGGTCAGGTTTGGGTCAATACCACTTACACCAACCCTTCTATTTCTTACTACAGCGGCTCTACTTGGATTACCGTTGTGCCCGGAACATCAACCAGAGGTTTGATTATGACCTCCGGCGCTGCCGGCCCTCAATACTCGTCTGCCGTTGCAGTTCAGGGTCCGCAGGGTTATCAGGGCGCAACCGGCCCGCAAGGTTCTACTGGCGCACAGGGCGCTCAAGGGTCGACCGGCTCGCAGGGCGCAACCGGCTCACAGGGCGCAACCGGCTCACAGGGAACCCAAGGAACTCAAGGTGTCCAAGGCGCAACCGTGCAGGGCCCTCAAGGTTCAACGGGTTCGCAGGGCCCAACCGGCTCTCAAGGCCCTCAAGGATACCAAGGTGCCTCCACTCCGCAAACCATTACAGCCGCAACTACGGGCGCGCAGGGCGTTATTCAATTAGCGGGCGACCTCACTGGAACATCAACGGCACCCGCTTTGATTGCAACCGGCACACAGGGCACGTACACAAAGGTCACAACAGACGCAAAGGGGCGCGTAACCGCAGGAACAACGCTTTCTGCATCGGACATTCCTACAACCCTTGGCTCAACAACGTCGGTAAACGGCACAACAATTCCGGCTTCTTCAACTTTGTTGACCTCAACAACTGGTCAAAACATTGCATTCCCAAATATTTTGACGACTGGCTCTCAGTCAATTATTGCAAACCAGTACAACATGTATGCGGGAAGCACGGCGCAATCCTACACTTGGCCAAACGTTGCAACGTCTGGTTCAAAAACTGATTTTTACAACAACACCAACTTTGTTGTAACAATCTCTGCTTACTCGGGCCAATCTTTTCACCTTTACGGTTCTTTTGCTGGTGCAACGTCTATTACCGTTAACCCTGGAACTAGCATTTCCTTTGTTTACGATGGAAGCACCAACTGGTACGCTGAAAACCTTTCATACGGCACAACTCCGGTGGTCGCTGGTGGAACGGGCGCCTCAACCGCAAGCGCCGCTCTAACAAACCTTGGCGCTGCACCGGCAGTAGGCTCCTCTTCAATTGTCACAACGGGCACTGTTACAAACGGCCTTTGGAATAGCACAATTGCTTTTACCGAAGCAACCGTCTCTTCCTCAACTGGCAAGGGGCCTACTCTTTCAGCGCAATACAACGTTGTTAACGCAACCGCGTCGGGGCAAGCCGTAACGCTTCCGGCAATTACTACGTTGGGTCAGTTTGTAATTATTGACAACGCAAATAATTATTCAATCTTGGTTTATCCAAATGGCGCAAGTCAAACAATTGACTCTGCCGCTGGCGGCGTTGCAATTACTATTCAACCGTACGCATACTGGATGGGTGTTGTAGAAACGACCGGCACAACCGGCTCCTGGGCTTCAACGATTCAATCCCTTGCAGGCTCTTCAGACATTACGGTTAGTTACACGACCCCCGGCAACGTTACGTTCTCAGCCTCGAGCACAAATGGAACCGGCTCGCTGGTTCGTTCCACAAGTCCTACGTTGACAACGCCAAACCTCGGAACGCCCTCGGCTGTAAATCTTTCCAACGCAACAAACGTTTTGGGCGTTTTCCAACCGGCCAACGTTACAAGCGGAAGTATTGTGAACGGTTCGATAGGAACCGTAATTTCTCAAACCGTTGCAGGTTACAACAATTATCTGGTTGCCTTTACTCTTAGCGGTAGAAACAACGACACCGTAACGCGTGTTTTGTCTACCGCTATTACAAATGGTACGACTAGCACCCCAGCAATGCAATCAACAACATTTGCTGGCGGATTAATAACAAACTCAAATCAATACCTCTTTACCTCTCAGGGGACCGGAAACATCACCATTTCCGGTCAGGCTTCTTTCGGTGGTGTAACGCAAGGAACTATTGTAGTTGCCACTCTTTCAATTATTGGATTCAACTAAAACAAAGGACAAATATGACAACACCTATTGACCACCGCACCGCCGAAGTCGCATGGGCCCATTGGGCGGTTGCTGACCGCATCAAGCACCCCGAACACTGGGTTTATTCAGAGGGCGCAAACCGCATGGCAAACATCGGTCAGTGGCCCATTAAGTTTCCCATCACAACCGACTGCTCGGGCTCCATCACTCTTTACGCCTACTTGGCGCAGGGCAACGACCCCAACGGGCTTAACTTTGACCACGAAGGCTACACGGGCACACTTTTGAGCCATGAGGAGCACCTTGCTCTTTGGGTGAAGCAAAATCCCGTGGCAACAATTCAAGACATTGAAGTTGGTGACTACGTTGTTTACGGCCCCGGAGTGGGTGAACATGTAGCAATTATTGTCGAAATTCAAGGCAACGACATTCTTACGGTAAGCCATGGCGAGCAGGGCAACCCAACATACTGCTGGGTTAACCCACCGTCAGCAAATCCTCACGGTTACCCCGTCGACGGTCGCATGCCACAAACGTTCCTTCGCAATGTAACGGCTAACACAAAGCCAGTGCGCATGCCGCCAGCCGCATAGTACCGTCATGTTAGTAGCAGAGACATTTGTAACTTGGATTAGCAATACAGCAAACCTTTGGGACAGCATTGGTTGGTTCCTCGCCGGACTGGGTACCGTTGGTGCTTTTGTCTGGCGACACCACCGCAAACAAATCAAAAACGTAGTTCGCGAAGAACTTATCTCCGAACTTGACAGCGACCTTATCAAGAACTTGGCAAAGGCTGTTGAAGAAATTCACCACGAAACTAAAAACAATGGCGGGTCCAGCATGAAGGACGCCATCGACCGTGTAGAGCGAAACCAAAACGAAGGATTTAAAAAGGTAGACGAGCAGATGGAGCGCATGGAGCGTTACATTCAAAAACTGGAAAAGGTGATGGAACGCCACCTTGGCTATCACGATGGGCATGATGATTAATGGCAAAACACTGGGAGTTTCACCCTTCGGTTCGGACCGGCAAAGAACGAACAATTGGAGAACGAGCGGCAGACAGAATGCGCCTGGGAATGGGAACATGGACATTCCTAATGACGTTTCTCGTTTTGATGACGTTTTGGATTGCCAGCGGCGGTTTTGGAATTGACCCCGCGCCTTATTTTCGGCTAAACCTTGCCTTGTCAATGCTGGCGGGGCTGCAAGGTTCCGTTCTTCTTATCGCAGCAAAGCGCAGTGACAAAATCTCTGCGGAGTTGCAAAAGTTTCACCTTAAGACAACACTTGACCACGCTGAAATGCTTGCGGAAATTAAGCAAATTTTGTCTGAACTGAAAGAAAGAAAGTAATGCACATCTGGTTAGACGTTGCGTTTTACTCATTTGTTGGTTGCGTTTGCATGATTGCTCGCGACGTTCTCAACACTGTTCTGACCAAAGCAATTGCTGAAGGTCACGCAAAACTTGCCGGCAACATGGACGGGCTTAGCGACATTGTAAACATTGTCCTTGCCTCTTTTTCCGGCGTACAACTCATTCACCTTGGCTGGCGCGGCTGGCTAGGCATTCTTCCCATCGGAATTATTGGCAAGTTTACAACAGAACACGCTACCAACTGGTCTCACAAGAACGTCACAGAGGAAAAGTAGATGCAAGAACGTATCGCTGGACGGCGGGGCAAGGCCCCAGCCGTAAAACTTTCAATGGGCACCCTGTCCAATTACGTTAAGGGCACGGTTCCATCTGCGCCACGTTCTTTTGACTACTCCAATCGTGTCAAGGACTACCCAATGGCCCTTAATGACACGTATGGCGACTGCACCATTGCAGGCGTTATTCACATGCTTCAACTTGCTTACGCAGAAATCGGTGAGGTTTTTGAGTACCCAGGCGATGAAGCCGTAAAGCAAGAATACTTTAAACTCACTGGCGGCGCCGACACGGGCCTGGTTGAGCATGAAGTCTTAAAGACATGGATGAACGATGGATTGTTTGGAACAAAAATCTCTGCTTATGCGCCGGTTAATATCAAAAACCGTGATGAGTTGGCTGCTGCCATTTACCTTTTTGGCTCTGTCTACCTTGGTGTTGAAATGCCGCCAGATGCGGAAACCCAGTTTGAGTCTCACCAACCCTGGCATGTTCCCCAGTACGCGGAGGAAGCCTCTGGTGGCCACTGTGTCGTGGCTACGGGCTGTAACAGGTTTGGTGTAGACATTATCACTTGGGGCGCCACAGAGTCGATGACGTGGCAATGGTGGGAAACCTACGGCTCTGAAGCATGGGTTGTTATCCCAGAAGCATTTGTTGAACTTGACCACGGCCCCGTTTGGAACGTAAATATTCTTTCTTTGCAAGAGGACCTAAAAAACCTTGACTAACAACAACTATATTCCACAGCCAGGCGACGCAGTTTTTGCGCACACCCACAACCCTTACGGCGCAATGATTCGCTTTGCTCAAGCCGTTCGCTGGTGGAAGTATCGCTCATGGAACCACATGGCAATTGTTGAATCGGTTGACGCAAACGGTCAAGTTTGGGTCATTCAAATGGCTCGACGCTGTGAGCGCGTGCGCATTGAGGACGTTGCCCCCGGCGGTCACGTCAAAGTGATTCCCTGCCCCAAAACAGTCAATTGTGAAGAAGCGGTTGCCTATGCGCAACGTCAATTGGGCACAAAGTATGGCGTACTTACCATTGTCAGCATTGCTATCAACATTATGCTTCCGGCATTTTTCCGTTTTGACATTCGCATTGCCGACACACTCATCTGCTCTGCCCTTGTGGCCCGCTCTTGGGAGCACGGCTCTTGGGACTGCCCAACCGACCCATTCGACATTACCCCTGCTGAGTTCGACGGCGTTCTCGGTGGTGGTGGCGTACAAATTTATTAAGGAGTCATTATGACAACCAGCAACACTCTTTTTAGCAACACTCCAAACCACCCCATTTCTCCATACCCTGTATTTTTTGACACAACTTCAGGTTCTGTTCAGCACTTCAATGGGACAGCAAATGTTCAGGTGGGTGGATTTGCGCCTGCGTTTACTAGCAACGTCCCATTCACGTCTGGCACGGCGGTGCAAAACACCGCTCCTTGTTTTGCCACGTACTACATCTTTATTGGCGGTGCCACAAACGGTACAGTTCAAGTTGCTTTTGGTTCAACTAGTGCTTGTGCAAACGTAGTTATTCCTTCGTCTGCGGGCAACGCGGCAAACAACCACGCCATTACGGTGCGAGTTCCTTCGCAGTGGTACATCAAGGTGACTACAACTAACAGCGCCACAATCTCTTCGGTTAACGTACTTACTGAGGGTTCTTTCTAGATGCTCGAGACCCCGGCTCATGACCAGGGTGTAACGCATCACTACGTGGTTCATTATCCGCATCACGAACCACGTGAGCACGACCCGCATTACAAAGACTTTAACGCATATCGTCGTCGCACAAAAGCAACGGCGGTATGCGCTATTGGCGCTCACCGCAACGACTTTAGCGAATGTTCGCTAAGCAAGCCTTTAGAATTGCACCATGCACACATCGAGTTTTCCTTGCAGAATGGTGTAGACTTAAAGTGGCTCGAGGCTGACTACCCCGGCGTTTCGGACCCTTCAATTGTTGGCGCATGGGTCGAGTCCGCAGAAAACCTTATGTGGCTTTGCGAAGCCCACCACCGTGGCGCAGGCGGAATTCACGTTGCTGCCGCCTCTGATTTTGAAGCAGAAAAATACGTTCGCGGTTTAATATCACCGGTTACTGAGGAAAAATAAACAATGGCATACCCAACTTCAACAACAATTCGTTCGTACGGAGGCTCCGTTCCGCCCACGTACATTACAACAGACGTACCTAACTCTTACATCCCCAATCAAGGCATCACGGTTGCTTCTTTGGCGGGTTGGTACGAAGTAAGCGCCACGGGTCAAGCAACAACAAACCCGCTTGGCACTTCAGGTCCATTTGTAATTGTGTTGAATCCGGGCGAAACAAACGAGGAGCACATTCTTTGCTCTTCTGTTAATCTGGCAACCTCCACCATTGCGGTTTGGACAGACGGCACAAACAACGGTCGTGGATACGACGGCAACATCATCTCTGCCCACTACCACCAGACCACGCAAAACAAAACAAACGACGTTTTTCACGGTGCCTCAGCAACCGAAAGCCTTCAGTTTAACCATGGCGTTCAATCAGCAATCACCACCGCCAACCAAGCACTTTCATACGTGCAGGGTCTTACCGGTCCACAAGGCCCACAGGGTTATCAGGGAACGCAAGGCGTTCAAGGCCAGACTGGTGTTCAAGGCAGTCAAGGAACGCAAGGCGTTCAAGGGCCTCAAGGAAACCAAGGCATTCAAGGCGTTCAAGGCCAGACTGGCGCCCAGGGAACGCAAGGAAACCAAGGTTTTCAAGGCAACCAAGGCATTCAAGGTTCAACGGGCGCGCAGGGAAGCACCGGCTTGCAGGGCCCTACGGGCGCTCAAGGTCCTCAAGGATACCAAGGCGCATCTGTTCAGGGGCCACAAGGATACCAAGGCGCATCTGTTCAGGGGCCCCAAGGTTATCAGGGTTTTCAAGGTTCAACGGGCGCCCAGGGTTCCAATGGTGCTCAAGGCAATCAAGGTCCCCAAGGTTCCACGACTTTTAATGGCGGAACAATAACCAACCCCCTTAACGGAACGCAGGGTATTTTTTCTCAGTACGTTAGTACGCCAGTTATTTACGCAAACGGTTCATCAACCATTACTGTATTAAAACAGTCGGGTGCAGTAAATTATGTTCAATGGAATGATGGTGGAGTTGCGCAAAAAGGAAGCCTTGTTGTAAACGGTGGACCACTGCAAGTTTCTTCTGCATTGGGCCTTCAGTCGTCACGATTTGTTGGTTCTACAACTTCCGGCGCTCCAAATTCAACAAGTTACGCCTATCTTGTTGGTGACTTTGCGGTTGACCGCACGGGGGCTATTTGGATTTGCACCGCTGCGGGTTCACCGGGCACTTGGGCTCAGGTTGTTGGCTCGCAGGGGGCCCAAGGTGCCCAAGGTGCTCAAGGTGCCCAAGGTGCTCAAGGGGCACAAGGTCTTAGCGGCGGCCCATACCTTCCCCTTAGCGGTGGCACCTTAACGGGTGCCGTTGCTGGTACGTCTATCTCTCTTTCCGGAGAAGATGTTGCGACTGACTTTAAGGCTACGGGCCTTACCGGCGCTACGTCTGGTGCTCGTTTTGTCGGTGGCACGATAAACGGCGCACCTACTTCGGGAACGTGGACGGTTGGCGACTTTGTAATTGACCAGACCGCAACTATGTGGGTATACACCGGTTCTACTGCTGGCTGGTCTACCACTATTTCAAATCACCTTGTTTTGCGTTCGGCAACGGCAACGGTCGGACGCAACGAGATAACGGTATTTACCGGAACCGCAGGTCAAACACTTTCAACCCCTAGCAACCCCATTGACGGTTCTTCTTGGACAATTATTAACAACAGCGCCAACTCAGTCACGCTGAGTTTTGCCAACTCAATGTACCCGCTTGGTTCCGGCTCAAGCGTCACTACTTACACCTTGTTATCCTATGGAACGTTAAGTTTTGTCAACTACAACGGCGGCAATTGGTACATGACAAACAGCAACAACTTGTCAAACCTTATTGGCACCCTTTCATTAACGAATAACGTTTCTGGTGTGCTCCCCACTACTAATGGTGGAACTGGTCTTTCTACAATTGGCACCGCCGGTCAAGCACTTGTGGTTAATCCAAGCGGCACCGGTCTTATTTACTCAAACAATGCTGGTGCTCAAGGCTCACAGGGCGCAACCGGTGCTCAGGGTGCCACGGGCGTTCAGGGCGCTACGGGTGCTACTGGTGCTCAGGGCAGTCAAGGTTATCAAGGCGTCGTTGGTGCAACTGGTTCGCAGGGTGCCACGGGGGCTCAAGGGGCCCAGGGTGCAACAGGTCCTCAAGGATACCAAGGCGCATCTGTTCAGGGCCCTCAAGGATACCAAGGGACAGCAGGTTCTACTGGTACACAAGGTTCACAGGGCTATCAAGGAAACCAAGGCGTTCAAGGTGCAAACGGTGCAAACGGTGCGCAAGGAGCGCAGGGCGCAAATGGAGTAAATGGCGCTCAAGGACCGCAAGGTTATCAGGGCTACCAAGGGTACCAAGGTGCCACGGGCCCCTCAACAGGTACCGCTGGCGGCGACCTTACAGGCTCGTACCCCAACCCCACTGTTGCAGCAATTCAAGGCAAGTCGATTACCTCGGCGCAAGCCACCGTTCTTGGTCAGGCTGGCAACTTCAAGTCCTACACCTCATCGGGCGGCGCGGCCCCAGCCGCAGGAGAAAACTCGTTCTTGGGTGTCGGCTTCTCGGGGTCGGTTACGCTCCCCTCGGCTCCGGCGAACGGCACTATCAACACCATCTACAACAACACGAACGCCGCGACCATCAACCGA